TACTCGAGCATAAGGGCAAGCTCCCCCTTTGATTTCCCTTCATGCTCAATCCAGATAGAACCTACACCGGATTCCTGAAAACGGTTAGTCACCAGATAGTCGTTATCCCGTACCCACTTCTTATCAAACTTCAGCCCGTGCTTCTCAGGATGTTCCCAAAACTCTGACCCCGGCACAGGGGCAAGGACAGCAAGGTTCCACTCGTCCGGCTGGGTTTCTTTGATAAGGTCAATGGTTTCATTGATTGTTGCCCAATTCTCGCCGGGATTCCCGAACATCAAGCTACACCGGACGGGTATTCCCATCTTCTTACACATTACAAGAGCTTTCTGGTTCTTCTCCCTCGTCGTCCTCTTGTTAATGTTTCGAAGTATCTTGTTGCTTCCGGACTCTATCCCGAAGGTTATGCTCTGAAGCCCACCATCAATCATGGCTTCCAGAAGCTCTTCGTCAATCAAATCCGCCCTTGACCATGCCCGCCAAATTAAGTTGCGCATCTTAAATTGCTTGCAAAACTCAAAACATCTGTTTCTGTTCAAGGTGAAGATGTCATCATAAATTACAAAGGCACGAGTGCCGTACCTATCTATCAGATAGTCTATCTCGTTCATCACGTTCTCGATTGAACGGAAGCGTACCTTTGTTCCGACTGAGCTTTTATGACAGAAATGACAGCTATACGGGCAACCACGCAAAGTCACGATATGAAAGGCATCCTCTCCCAAAAGGGTACGATGGTAGTTTTTCATGCCAAACAGTTCCCTGTCGGGTATCGGCAATTCGTCAAGGTCGTTATACCATGCTCGTTCTGCACCAAGTAAGCGGGCAAAAGGTATTTCTCCATCGCCCTGTATCGGGATAAGCCCAATGCCAGCAACCTCGCTCGGACAAGCAGAAGCATGAGCGCCACCACCAAATACCAAAGGAGAAGCACCTTGGTCTTGAAGATAATAGGAAATCTCCCTCATCCACTTATGCTGGGCGGAAAATCCTGTAACGCCATATACATTACAATCAAGGGGTATTCTTTTAAGGTAGTTGCCATCGTAGTCTATGTAATCTATGGCAAAGTCAATCCCAACAACTTCAATGTCCGGCACTCTTTCTTTGATATAGGCTGATATGTAACATAAACCAAGGGGGGGATTCATAGCGGGTTCTGTCGCCCACGGGGATGGAGGTGCTATCAAACAAACCTTCACAACTTTTCTCCTATCGTTCTCCACGTGCCTTTCTGCTTCAAATATCCTTTGAAGTCGTACGTGTAACCTCGTGATAAATGCCAGAAAGCGTGTTGTATTGTGTCTGCGAGTTCATTCTCGCCAAAGACATAGCCAATGTTATATCTTTTGTAAATATCGATGAAGGGGCTAAAATTCGGCACGACAACGGGTCTTTCTGCCATCATTGCTTGGTCGAATACTCCCGAACTATCGTGTTCGTAGTACCTTCGGTAAGGCAAAACAATCAAATCGGCAGCTCTGAACCAATGTCGCATCTCTCCATCGCTCACATATTCATCTTTAAAGCGGATATTCTTGTATTTTTTGAACGCTCCCGGTGTTATTTCAATCGATTGCAACTTTGTATCTCCAACAAAGCAGAAATGAACATCCGGAGTCTTCATCGCTACTTCCAAAAGGATGTCTGGACCTCTGGAATACCAATACGCCCCGAAATAAAGGGCTATTTTTGCCTTTTTTGGCAGATTGAGAGCCATTCTTGCCACGCCTTTGGTGAGTTTTCGCCAGCTATACGTTTTTTCATACAACGGCTGGTCCATGTAAATCACTTTCTTGCTTTGAAGGTACTTAATTTCCTCCAAATACTGCATAAGTGACTTCCAATGGATGCTGATTATGAATATTTTATTGATTTTCCAGCTATTTGCCAGCTTTTGAAGGGCTACCTTGGCTTCCGGTCGCCGTAATTGCTCTGAGATACCGCCCAAGAGGAAGGAAATGGGGGGTGTTGGCTTGCGATACAGGCTTAATTCACGATAAAAGTCCTCTGGTCTGATTAATCTGGTGATATAAATGTCATCGGCATCATAAAGAATGGCTTTGTCGAATATTTCCCGCCAATTTTCTTTCCTGATAGCCGACCCGACGACTTCATGACCAGCAAATTGGATAGAACGAACAGCTTTTTGAATAAGTTTTTTGTGAAACCCTATGTCAGATTCAGAAGCTACGAGTATTTTACGAGTCAATGACCATTTGGCTCTTCAATTCCTCCGGTATCTTCTTTGTGATGGAAACAACTAAGGCTTTTAATGCTTTGATTTGACCCTGATTAACATGAACGGCTTCCCCGACAGCCTCGTCATTTGCTTCTCTTGCTTCGTCAATCAGTATGTTGCACAAATCTACTACATTCCTTACGAAAGGGGAAGAATTATTTTCATTTAAAAATTTTATTATTTCTCTTTTATGACTATGTTCCATATTGACCTCCTTCCTCACCCATTCCACGACCGCTCATGGCTTCCACTCCCTCCTTCGCCCCTTCCGCAGCTTCGTTCAAAATCCCTTGCTCGTCAAGGTTCTGGATTTCCCTTTGTTTCTCTTTCGCCTTTACAAGGCTAAAAAGTGCCATTGAGTTATCTTTCTTTATTCCGGCTTCCATAGTTGCGTATTGCAGTTCTTTCATCCTCTGGTCGGTAATCTTTTGCAGATATTGCTCTGCTTCATCCTCGCTCCGCAAGGTTATAGGCAAGTCATTCGCCTTTACCCGTTCCTCAAGGAAGCTCCTTCTCGGCACATAAGCCCAATCCTCAGGCTGTAACGTAGTGGCGAATTGGTTAAGCCCTTGCATCCTGACTTCCTTCATGACAAGGGAAGAAGAACCTCGCGCCTTTACTTTAAAATCTCCCTTTATCTCTTCCTTTTCGCTGTAACGCTGGTTCCACTCATAAAGAGAGCCTATGATTTTTTCAGTAAAATCGTCAAAGTTCCTGACTAAATCCTTGATACTCATGGTTATAGCACCCATTCTCATGGACAAACCGTGGGCAGTTTCTTCGCTTGTCATTGGCTGGGAGATAATCCATGTGGGCAAACAGCTTTCCTCATCCCCGAATCCCTTGAAGGTATCGATGATTTTCAGGTACTCATCTATGTGGCTGTCAACGTGCTTTATCCGGACGGCATCATACTGAGCATCGACACCTTTTCCCTCACGAAGCCATACTTTCATAGGAAAGATGTTGTTGATGTCCTCGTTGCTGACAAGCTCAAAGTTAATTTCGAACTGTGGACCGGAACAAATAGCTGCATTGTTGAGCAACATCCTCGCTGCTGCAGATATGGTTAGCTGGCTGTGCCTGATGGTGTGAGGAAGCCCCTCGCCTAACAGGCTGGAATCGTCCTTATCCCAATACGTTACCTTGTAGATTTCTCCCCCGGGCGGGTCAACCACAACCGCCCTTAAAATCTGGTTGTCGATAACCCATATATTGGCATAAAGCTCGCCATCAATTTCGTTCTTCTCGTCGTCTGTCAGGGTAGCACCAGCCTCCAAGAGGTCGGTGGTATCAATGTAGCCCCAATACTCAAGCACAACGTACTTCTTGTCGCCCACGATGCCCTGTGCAGCTGTTTCGCTTGAGTCGAATACATTCTTGCCTGTCACTCCGGCTTCGAGGTCACGGAGCTTTATCTCCCAATTCTCGGCGGTAAAATTACCCTCTGGATGATATTTGAGGTATTCATTGATTTTGGCTTTGTCAAAATCAGGCATCTTGCCCAAGTTCCTCAAGTCGTGCTTGCTTAAGGCGTGTCGCTCGAAAGCACCTTGCATATCTTCAGGGTGAACCACGGTCAAGTCGGGATACCAATCCCATACAGGAACGTGAACGTATCGTGGAGATTTGACTTTCTTCTCTACGGGAGTCAAATCCATACCCGAATTTTGCCATATAACGGCTGTCTTGGTTTCGTGGAGCGGTCCTTTGCATACTCCATGACCGAAGATAAGCGAGGACTTCAGGGTAGGTTTTGCAATCTTCATGGAGTATCCCATCTCAAGAAGCTGGTCGTCCATCTCAAGCTGACAATTCTTCGATGTGGATTTGGCATAATCCTCGATTGCCTTGTCAAGCGTGGCTTGGTTTGGGGGGGTGGCTATGCCTGTCTGAGGGTCAACAACGGTATATTGTTCCTTGAGCATCACCGCTACTTTCTTCGAAACCCTTGGAACAGGGGTAGGTTCGATAGTCCAATTCCGGTCGAGGTCAGGAAAGAGCATCTCGTGCAACCGTGAAAGAGCCATGTTGTCTTTTGCCCGTGTTACCTTCGGGTAGACCTTTGAGCTGTTATCATCTATTTTGTCAAGTATTTCAGGGTCATAGATGCCTTTGTGTTGCCTTAACGCTTGGAGCCACTTCTCTTCGTAAGGCGCACGCAGTTTTCTCCACTCATCCCATCTGGCGGTTAGCTTTGCTGCAAGGGCTGCTCGGACACCATCGTATTCACCCGTATCCTTGCCAGAAACAATCTCATTGAACTTTTTCTCAAACGCATCCATCACTCCCCTCCATCTATCCACCAGACCTTGAACTCTTTATGAACCTTCATGAATCGGTCTATTCTGGCTTTATGTATTGAATCACCTTTCTTCCGGATAAAAAGAATCCCCGGCTTTCTCTCAGTCATCATTGCGTAATACAAGGATTGCCCGATAGATTCATACCACTTGTTCGTATATTCAACTTCTACGGCGTACAGGGAAAGCAGACAATCAACCCTCGCATTATCGTGAAGCCTGAACTCTGCTTCCCCGCCCATGGACTGACACCATGCCTTTGATATTTCAAGCTCATCTCCAAAGGCTACCGTTGCAATCATTATCCCTACAACGATAATCATGCCTATAAGCACTAAAATATCAACAAGTTGAAAATGTGTCAGCTTGGTCATTAACAGCCTTTTGGTCCTTTAGGCTTACCCTTACCTTTTCCCATTGCTTCCTCCTTTCCTCTTCTTCGAGGAATTTTATCATTCCACCGCACCCGTCAACTGCGGTTACGTCCTGTTCCAGCTTCCCACAGATAAGGCACTTCCTTTGCGGTATCCCGCCCCATTGCTTTACTTTTCCCCATTTATGCCAAAGATGTATCATATCGTTTCCAACACCCCTCTCATTCCGCACGTGCAAACACAATCAGCGACCAGCCCTTGCACCCTCACCTTGATGTCTACACCAGCTGGCAACCGTGTGGGGAATTTTGAAAGGTCTACGGGAAGAGCTTCATCCTCAACAACCATTTCATGATATGGCATAAAGAAGTTTAAAGCTAAACCGCTTTTGTCGTCATACGTTGCAAGGGTCGTGTATATACAACATTTTTCTTTCGCTGCCCCGCCTACGCTGAAGTTGAGATATTCGACATACAGTCTTTTTCCAGCGGGAACCGTCCAGACAGAATTCCTTGCCCGTGTATGACCAGCTGCTATTCGTGTGTAGATGGTTGTGCCGGGGGCTGGGAGCTTTATGTCGATGTTGCCGACCGCTTTCTTTGCCGTTCCTGTAGTTAATGCCCTCAGGTTTTGGGTTCGGTAAACATCCGCAACACTCAAAGCTACTTCAGCCGTGCCATTTAACGTGGCATCGACTGATTTTTCTTGTCCAATTTTGTTGAGGTAATACAGCCTGACAGTCCATATACCCGTTCCGGCACTTGCATCGGCTTTCGCTGGGTCGTCCTCTGCGCTGTCGGATTTGATGACAAGCTGGGTGTTGTCGGTAAGGAATGAATACTCTCCGCCGACCGCCCACATATCCTCCGTTCCAACATCAACATCGGCATTGTAGCCTATCTTAGCCCATTGGGCGAACTTGTTCGGTTGTGTAAAAGCAAGGAACTGCCCGAAACTCATGCCGGGGTGCGTGAGGTAATCCTTCCAATGGACTTCTATGTTTTCCATTTACGGAGTTGGTGGCGTGTTAGCCTGTATTGCTGCTGCCAACGCTGCCGACTTCTCGCGCAGAGAAGCTGCCAGAGCTTCCATCTTTGCTGGGTCATCCTTCATGCTCTCAATCTGAGCTGCCAGACCCTCAACCAATGCGATGATGCTTGTATCCAACGCCGTATTCTCCGTTACTGCTACTTCGAGTGCATCGAGTTCTTTGCTCATGATAATCTCCTTTTTTTTAATATCCCTGAGTAGTTCAAGGATTGCATCGAGCTTTCTGTGTATATCAGTATCCCAAAACATTATATCGTCAGCGTTCCTGTAGCTATCAGCCTCTGGATAACGCCCATGCCACGCTTACCCGCTTCTTCTGCAAGGATGATGAATATCCTATCCCACGCACCCATCAACTCTGCACGTTCCCTCATCGTAAACACATAGTCGTCCGGCTTGCCTGTCACATAATCATCAATCCTGTCTATAAGTTTCTCCGCCTCCCGAGGAAGCCTTTCCTTGTCATCGCCTATGATAGTGATGATATAAATTACGAATGGGGCAATGTCCTTGTCGGGCATGGTGTTGATTCTGGTTTTGAAGAGTTGAACCCACTTACTGAATTCAACGGTGCTTGTTTCTACCGAGTGCCTGAATATTCCTGACAACGCACAACCTGAGAGCAAACACGCAATCAAACCAAAGACCAGAAGTCGTTTCATTTCTTCCCCCTTTTCTTCTTCTCCGGTGTGAAAGTGATTTGGTTGTCGCCCTCTGATTCAAACTGCACTACGTTCTTGTGGTGCGACCGTGGGGCGGTTTCTTCAGAAATGACTTCCGGCTCAACGGCTACGGGTTCAGCCTGAGGGGGGGTGATTACGGTATCTTCCTGAGTTACGACCATCTTCATTATTCCTCTTTTATCCAGATATCTACGTAATTTCATAGAAATGCCTCCACATCTTTTTTGAATTTTTCCACATCAAACTGCGTTCCCGGGCAAGTTTTATGGGCAAAACTCCTATGACCGTAGATATTGGAAAACAGGATACCGAACTCCTTGCAGAGCCACCTTACAAGCCGTACTCCTTGATTCCATTGAGCTTCCGGTGGTGGTTCATTATCGAAGTTTCCTACAAAGCATATCCCGATAGACCGTGAGTTTTCCCCTGTGGTATGAGCGCCGACTTCGTCAGGCATCCTTCCGACAAGGATTTCAAATGAATCGTCAGGGCTTCCCGTATCATCGATTCGTTCAATACCGAAGTGATACCCTATGTCAGACCAGCAACATTCGTTGATGTGATAACGCCGTATTGCGTTCCAGCTTACCGTTCCTGAATCCTTTGTTGCGGAATGGTGAAGAATGATTTCGGTTGGTGTCATGCCACTAACTCCAATATTTCGTGAAAGTAGGGGAGCTTCGCAATCTCGTCCGGTCGCATTACCTTGCCTTGCATCCCCATGGCAACCTGAAAATACTCCGAGCAGATAACATCGTGGTCTTCGACCTTCGGTCGTGCTATGAGCTGGGCGAAAAGCCCGAAGTAGTCGTAGCCCGCCACTCCCATGTAGTTCAATGCCGAAGCACCAATTGAGTTTCGCTGTTCTTTTGTGAATCCCTTCAACGGAGCCCACGCAACAATGCCGGAATATTGCTCAACCTTTTTTGACAGAAGGGTCAGCGATGGTCCGGCTGAAATGGACTCGGCAAGCCACCTCCTTTTCTCTGTTCCTTCAAACTGAGGAAGGTTGATGGCTATGCCGATATGTGTCCAAAATTTGCTTTTAAGCTGGATGATTGCACCAAGCAGACTGTGACCGTGGAAGAGGATAGCATCTCCTGTGTCGATAAAGCCCCGTGCTTCTGCATAGCTTACCTTTCTCATTTCAGAATCCTCTGTGGTATTTCATCTAAGTCAACCAGCTTCTCACCCATCATGCTACTCGTCCTTCCTGAAATTCTTTGGATTCGATGGCGGTGGGAGATTTCGTAAACCAAACGTCTGCCCTTGAAACACACAGGATACGTCGTCAGACCAGCATTTCGTGGTCGACTCCATATCCACACCCCCTACCGTCGCAACGGTTGATACGCCCAGCAACCACCTTCCGACTTCAGGAATGGTTACCGTGGCGTTTACTCCTGTTAATACATCCATGACGAATGTTTCCGCCCCTGTCGGGTAGGGCTTCTTGTAAATCTTGTATAGCTTTGCGTTAGGCTCTGCATCCCACGCGACTTTTACGCTGTTCCCGTCCTTCCATGTCTGAGCGGAAGCGAAACCAGCCAACCCGAACACAACCAAGCCGATGACGAGCATCTTGAGAAGTGTTCCAGCCACGTTGTTCCCTGACTTGCCGACCTTCCACGCAACGAAAAAGCCAGCAATAAGCGTGACAGCACTCAAGACATCTCCGGTAAGACCAAGGTCAACCTTGAACTTTCCCGCAATGAACTGCGCTATGACTGCCAACGCACCAACAAGCCCCGCTAATGTTGTCTGTGAGTCTTTACTCATGTTATCCTCCTATAAACCTACGTGATATTGGGATTGGGTACTGCGATACCCCATGCTAAGAGCTTTCTTCGCCCTTCCTTCCGCCAGAATCTTCTTCTCCATGTCGCTTATGCCCATGCAGAGATACTGTAAGGCATCGTGATAGTGAGAGTAGACGTTCTTATCTGGTATTTCGTAGTATTCATCAAGACCCGGTATCTTCTTCCTTCGATACCCACCATTGAAGCCCTTCCGCAACATACTGCAATTGGGAGAGAGGACAAGCCCCGGCTGACCGTCAACAAGTTTTCCCAAGAAGCCCTCGACCGCCATGTGCCGTGATATAAGCCCGTTTGTCCTCGCTGGCTGAACATTTTTGTAGCCGTAGTCCTTCAACACCTGATAGCACGTTTTCTCGTCGGTCTGTGACCGGACGTTTCCGGACGGGTCGCCCTGACCAACTATCTGGAATCCCTGATACTTCGTCTGCATCAGAGGGTTCATGATGTTGATGAGGAACTGTTCCAGCCCCATGCCCTCGCCCTGTAGCTCATCCAACATTATTAATTGCCCCCTCGGGGTGGTTTGACCGATTACACATGTGGGATTCAGGGCAAAGTCGAAACCGAGGAGGAGGGGGCGACCCCTCATGGGATACAGGACATTTCCGGCGGTGTGGAGGTTGTCGTTAAAGCCTTGATAAATGAGCTTTCCTTCGATTTTATAGCCGTATTTGCCGTGGATGTAGACATTGACATAGTTTTCCGTCTTTCCTTCTGCGAGGTTGTAGTAGTATCCCCTCGGAAGGTTCCGTATGTTCTCAGCGTTCGGGCTAAGACCTGAAGGCTGTTTGTAAAGTTTGGCATTTTTGGGTCTGAGCTTTTCGAGGTAGTTGTACCAATACGAGTCCTCTTCGCACGGGTTGGAGTCTGCGAGGATACCCATCCACGTACAACCGCCGTCCTTCTGAGCCGGATACCTCCCTATCCTTCCATCGATAGCCTCGAAGATGTCCTTCTCAATCTCCCGATACTCGTTCATCCATGCCCCTGTGATTTCCATGGACAGCAAGTTCCTCACGTGTTCCGGCTGGTCCAACGCCCGAAACATCAGCAACATCTGCACCCCGTCAAACCCTGTCACTATGTAGTCATGCTCGACGGTCTTGAACGTACCCCACTTGTCCGGAGGCAACCAATCGAACACCGTCTTTATCGTTGTGTCTTTCAGCTGTGGGTAAGTGTTCCTCACGATTGCCCACCTCGTCCTTCTGATTCCATCAGGCGAAGGCTCTTGCTCGTGAGAACGTCTGACGATGTCCATGAGGCATCCAACAGATTTTCCCGAACCAAACGGACCCATGACAAATCGGTGGCGCATATTGTCGAGCGTAAATTTCCTGATAGTAGGAACGTATTGGTAGTCGTAGACCGTGAGGTCTTTCTCTTCATACTCTATGCCTTCATAGGTTGGCATACTTCCCCTTCCGCCTCTTCCGGTTCCTCAATCATCTCTATGAATTCCGGTTCAACCATGTCGTACTCGAACTCTTCCGCCTCGGCAACCTCCGCTTTCTGCGAAGTAGGGTCGAGGATGTTCGCCAATTCTTTCGTGGTTTGCTCCATACCTTCATCGTGAAGCCCCTTTAAAATGAATAACTTGCCCTTGCTGCCCGCCGCGCCGTTGGGCGTCCTCTCAAGTTTCTTTGTTTCATGCTGAAGGAGTGTCTTTAGGAAGTCAGTCTTTGCCCTCTTGTCGTCTTTCAGCATCTGAAGGAGGCTCTGCTTCCCCCCCAGCTGTTGATACACCCACATCAAATCCGCCATAAGGGAATCGTCCATGGGGCTTAACGGGTCTTCGATATTGACATTTTTCGTGGAAATTAATTTGGACTGAATTTTTTTCTTAGAATATTTTTTGGCGGGCTTCGGGTGCATCACCGATTCTTTGTTTTTTACCCCTCGGAATCCCATACCAATTTTCAATCCGATACACTTTGAATTGTCAACAAAAAAATTGCCCCCAAGAGGGAGGTCAGTTCTCAAGGGGGCTATGAGCGGGAAAGAGATACCCATACCCTAAAGAATGCTTACCCCCCTGTCAATAACAAAATGCACATATGAGGTACTTCATCATACAGACCCCCTAAGCCCCTTCAAGTCCGATGGTAGGGGGGGGTGTCCAATAAAGGATGCTTTTTAGCCTACATAATCAAAGGTTATACGGCATGGGCTATAAACGATGTCATCATATAACAATGTAAATTAATGACATAATGTTAAATAACAATGTAAATATAACAGTATAACATTGTAAATAACAGTAAATAACCAATGATTCTACACACTTAAACCTCTCGATTCAAGCTCAATCTAATGTTTGACAACTATGCGAAATCATTGGGAAAACCTCGAAGTTGGATGAAATGTGCTAAATTGATTGCATCGAGGCAAAAGCCTTGACATCACACACTACACGGAGGTGTAACATGGCAAAGGGTAACGCAAAACACGGTTTCAAGGACAGCACGGGAAGTACCACAAGCGAGAAAGAGGACGGGCGGTATCTCATGGTCGAGAAGCAAATCTGGAAAGGCAAGCCGTACATCACAATCGGGTGGGTGATTGACGGCAAGGACGGGAAGCAAGTCCATCTCGCTGGCAAGCAATGCTGGATGTCGCCGGATGCTTTCAAAGACCTGTACGAGGACAATGCGTTCGCAGATGCTTACAAGGCTTGCGGTGGCAAGAAGTAGAGGACAGGGGGAGAAATCCCCCTTTCTCTTTTTTTGCGATGTTTTGCTGGTGATTTGCTGGGATGCTGGATGTAATACTCCGGCATAATATCATTTGGGTCAAACAAGCGAGGGAAATTATGGGTAAGGACATTAAAATCACGATGATATGTAATAACTGCAACAGGCAAGTTAAGACTACCATGAGCAATCTCAAGCCCTGTAAGTGTGGCGTGATTGATTATGAGATTGTTGATGAGTTTGACATTATGCTGGAGAAATATGAACGGGAGAGAAAACATGGACTTAGTGCAAGCATACGTTGAGTTGAGAAGGTTGGCAAGTATCGGTTTGTTTGGTTATCGGGTTGTTACATTCGGCGATGTATATGTGATTTCCAGAGAAACATGGTTCGTGGAGGTGTAATATGGGTTGCCTGTATTGTGATGGATACTTTCTGCACAAAGGTGAGGGATTCTGCCTGTATTTCGATGAGTATCTGGCAGATATGCCCAAGGATGAAATAACCGATTGCGTTCATGCTGTTAAGGCTCCAATTCTCATTCCTTTCCCTGAGATTCCTGTAAACCACATAATAACATAACACTTAACAATTCGGAGGTGAATGTATGCCTTAACGATTGCACCGCAAAACGGTGCGGATGACAATTCAGGGGTTTGCTGGTTTCCCCGATAATAACCAGCACGACTATTTTAAGGGCGAAGCTCACTATGCCTTGATAGTTTGACGGTGAGCAATACGATGGAGGTGTAATATGGACGAAGTGAAGAGCAAGCGTGAGAGTATTTTGGAGAGGATGGCGAACAAGATAATCAGCCTGAAGTCCGACCACAGGAAAATCTTGATTCGTGAGAAAGTCCGGCATGAGTTCATTCAGGAAATGATTCCAGCGATTGACAGGCTTGCAGAACAGGGTCTTGATGTTGATTACGGGTATGGAAGCATCTCTCTGTACCTCAAGGATGACCCTGATACCCACGATAAGGCGTGGGAAATTGTGTCCACAATCTTGGATGAGTTCGCAAAAGATGGGATTACCGCTGAAGTACGCAAGGAATTTAATGCTTGGAAGGAAAAACCGTTCTGGAATTGGCGGATATACTTCGATTGGGGTAAATTCGCCAAGGCAATGCTCAAGGGTTACAACAAGGATTTCAACATCAAGGACGTATCCCGCCTGTATATAACCGTACCTAACGCTGAACCTGACCCTGACTGTGTTCCACGGCAAGAGGTAAGCATCACCAAGTCGTGGGTTTGCAGTAAGGAATAGCACCTCCACAGGGCATGATGGTTCAGCTACGTTCCTTTGTCGTGGAACCAATGGACTGATTAAAACTGCCATCATGCCTTGCTTACTTAACATAACAATATAACATTGGGAGGTGAGAGAATGAATTTCAGCGTGTCTTTCGGCAATAGAGTTTTGCCCAAGTCGGTGATGTTATTCAATCTGCCGACAAGATTGACTTGCCCACGATGTGATTTATGCAATGGCACTTGTTATGCGATAACGCCTGAACAAATCTATCCCCAAGTATTACCAAGCCGGATGAGAAATTGGGAGTTTTCGCAGACTGACAAGTTTCCTGATGAAATGGCACGATATATCGATTTGTATGGTGTTTCAATGGTTCGCCCGCATGAAGCTGGTGATTACTACGATGATGAGTATGCCGATAAGTGGGATTTTATAATTAAGAATAACCCTAACACACAGTTCTTCGGTTATACCAAGTCGCCACATCGTCCAAAGAAACACAAAAACTTCAATCTTGTTGAGTCGTTATTACCTGATGGTTCACTAAATTACGGCACTCAAGAGTATGTTACGGGCAAGCTCAAGCAATTCAAGGATTATGGTGCAGTACAATGCCCGTATCAAACACAAAAGGTTTGTGGCGTTAAATGCAAGATATGTATGTCAAAAACATACGTGTTGTTCACAATACACGGAAGGGGGCGAAGAAATGTTCAAAGCGTTAGAAGCGGAAATGTCTGTATTGCTATGTGGCGGGGAAATAAGCGTTAGCTTGGATGTTGGCGATATGGTTGATTTCAAGCTAAGCGAGCTTGTTGATGAGTTCATCAAGGGTTACGATGAGCGGGATGAAACTCAGGTCGAGTGGTTGATAACAAACATCGTAGAGTTCGGGCGGGCTTTAGACAAGCTCAAAAAGCTCGTTATAGACAAGCCTGAACCCAAGCCTGTTCGTGTTCAATGCACCAACGATGCGTTATTGCCAAAACTAACCGAGGACGATTGGATTCCAATATGCTGGAAATGCGTTCACGTTCTCATGGAAAGACAGGCTGATGACAGCTACACAGTAACAGGGTGCGAGGAAAACAGAAATATACGGAGTTGGGAAGATGCAAAAACGATGTGTCCGGCACACAAACCAAACGGCTTCAAAAAACAATCATAGGAGGTGTTACATGGGAGAAAAGAATATTCCTGTTACGCTGATGAACAAATATGAGGACATGATGAAGGATTTGTTCTCGCCTATCACCAATGCCCTCGATGTAGAGAAAGCGAACTTCAGAATCGTTGAGCGGGTTAAGGTTTTAACGGAATTTGGCATTGCCGATGACGTTGTTCGTCTTAACTTGCTGAAGGCGGAAATGGCTGAATTGGAAAAACGGCTGGAAAATTTCGTTGGTCGATACCATGACGGCGGTTTGGTACAGGCTGAAGTAAACCGGAGAATGTCCGAGAATCCGTCTTTCAAGGTGTTTGATGATATGTATAAAGCCTATATCAAGTATATCCGGCTTGCATCTGCACCAGCGGAAATCAAGAGCATTTTTGAGAATGTCGAGAAAGAGATTCCCCAGCTTAAAAAGCTCATCGAGAAACTGCCTTACTCGAAGCTCGCAAAGAAAGTGAAGCAGACAGAAATAACCGATTAAAGGAGGTATCATGAGATTAATTTCTGACCTCCAAGATGACAAATATGTGTTGATTACCGATTCACAGGACATCCAAGCTGTTTGTGAATACTTGGGTATTTCACCAAAGCCGTGGGGTTGCTTGTTTGTTGTCGCCACGGATGGAGATTACGACGAAGTGTATGGTTGCGAATGGAGTGTGCCTTTACTAACACACCCCGTATTAAAACTAAAATAGGAGGTCAAAACATGGCGAAAGTACAGGCAATTAAAAAGGATGTAAGTGCGATGGACAGGCTCAAGGAAGTCCAGACAGATGAGCCGGACAGCAAATCGAAGGTCGGTGAATACAAGGTCGGCAAGGAAATTACTGCAATGGCTTCCCGAATGTGGGAAATCAAGCAGAAAAAGACCGAACTTGATGCCGAGTTTGATAACCTAAAAGCCGATTTGCTCGTTGGCATTGAGCCTATCAGGATGGCTTATCTGAAAGAGGGTTATCACGAGTCCGGCAAGATTGCCACAAAACCTGATTCAGACGGTGTTACTCATTGGGTAGTGGTAACATGGCAAGATAAGTACGAGAAGATTCTCTCCAAAGCAGAACCAGCATTGCGAGAGCTTGTCGGAAAAGAGTATGATTCTCTCTTCCAGCTTAAACACTCCATCACGGTGAAATCCGATATTGACGAAGCCGACCTTAACGAGATTATTGACAAGGTAACGATGGAGAAATTCAAGAAATGTTTCAATGTTTCGCTCACAATAAAACCAACCTCACGGTTTACCAGAGAGAAATACAACATCTTCAAGGCAGATAAGCTACAAGCCATTGGTACGCTTGTCCGTCAGGTATTCCAATTCCGCACGAAATGATAGCACCAAAGACAGTATATGAGGGATGCAAGTATGTGTATCCCAATATGCCAAATAGGGCGTATTTCGGTACGCCCTTCTTCGAGCAGTTAGACAGGGATAAACGATACGTTGCTGAAGTTAAGCGAAATGGTTGGCGTTGCTTGGTCTTAAAGTTAGGGCATTTAGAACTGTGGACACGGTACGGCACGCTTATTCAGACAACGAAAAATAGCACGCTCGATGGCATAAGAAACTCGCTCAGAAACATTCCAGACAATAGCCTGTTAGATGGAGAATTGCTTGACAGGCGAACAAAGGACATCAAGGATGTTTATTACGTTTTCGATATTCTCTGGTGGAATGGCGTGAAGATATGGTCTGAACCATTGTGGCAACGACGAAAAATCTTGGAATCAGTAATACAGCCAAATGACCACATCTGCATACCGGAACAATTCAGGGTAGGTCGTAAATTTCTGTACTTGCAAGCAATTCAAGGAGGTGATGAAGGAATCGTTTTCAAGCGTTTAGATTCACCGTACATTATCGGCTCAACAAAATGCTTAAAAAATCCGCATTGGATTAAAATCAAAAAAGACGAAAAACATTTCGTCGCCTAAAAGGAGGTTCAAATGGACGAACAAGGATTGAGGATGAAAAACAGGCTGGAAAGTATTATTGCAACGGGTCGTGAAAACATGGGTTCAACCTATGAGGACATTGCACGGGAACATCAAATCAGGCAAGATTTCTTTGCTTCCACGGTAGGCAGAGGTCAAGTTGATACAATCCAAGATTGGGATATTCAACCATACCCGCAAAATGCCAAGAAAATCTCTTATGACCCGATTGACTTCGTAAAGCCCGTATTTGCAGAGCATGGCACGATGAAGCTCACGAATCACTCGTATGCTCAAATGGTTCAGAGGTTCCAGATTCCTTCTGCATACGTTGACAGCCTCTTGGAACTCGGTGAGGCTGATTTGCTCAAGGATAACTTCAAGCGGATGTATGAACGCAGAATGGAGTCCGGTGCTTTAATCCGTTCCGTTGGCAGTACCGCAAAGGGCTGGCTGTCTACCTCATACAAACGGTTTAACTCCATGCCCATTATGGAGTCTTTCATTGGTGCTGTAACTGAAATGGGATTCATGCCCGTTCAAGCGTATAACACAGATTACCGTTACTTCTTGGGATTTGTGCTACCCGATGTTTTTGAGATAGGTGAGCGAGAATATGTAACCTATGGCGTGAGCATGGCAACCGGAGATTATGGCTCTTCCGCCTTGACACTTGGCTTGCTTGTCTTAAGAGTCCAATGCACAAACCTTGCAATCGGCTCAAGCATACTCCGTAAGGTTCACATTGGTTCTCGTGTTGATGTGAACGATGAACGTATGCACCTGATGTTATCACAGGAAACCGTTACCAAGGATACCGATGCAATGGCATCGTATGTCAGGGATATTACCAGAGCATCCGGCGATGAAATTAAAGCCCTGAATGGCAAGGTGAAACAGGCAGTTATCACGCCTGTCGATATGAAACAGGAACTTGAGGGCATCAAGAAGAAATTCGGTAAGGGTCTTGCTGAACAGGTCGATACCCTCTGGAAACAGGATATTGAGGACTTGCCCTCTGGCGACAACAAATGGAGGTTATCCAATGTACTCTCTCTTATCGCAAACGGCAAGGATGTTAAGGCTGACAACAAGATGGATTTACAGAAAGAGGCTTGCAGAATTATCGAATCTCTCAAAACAGCGTAAGGCAGAGTTTCTGCTAACATGGGGAATGGGGTGGTACATTGTTACCACCCTTTTCTTTCTAATCTTTGCATAAGGAGGAAATATGGCAAACTTAGATGATGTTCTCGGCAAGGTTTTCAATGCACCAAAACCAAAACAGGAAACCATGAACTATCAGGCAGAATCCGGTGTAATCGGTCATGTAGTGGTTGCTTCGGTTGAACGGCTGAACATTCCCGACAAAACGGTTATCGGTCATGTAGTTAAAAAGCCACCAACCACTCTTGACGAACTCCCAAACGGGTTTGTATTCGGTAAGGTATATCAGGGGAGGCGAAAATGAGCAAATGGGATGTTTCAAAATCACCCTCTATGAGAGGGATAGTAGCCTGTAACAAAGCGGTAACTACCATCAACAAAGAAAAAGTGGCATGGATTAGCTACGAGGACAAGGAAGGAAAGATTCACCTTGTCGACATACCAAAGAGGATGATTGTTCAGCTTATCAAGCGGGTAAAAGCCGAATACGTGAGGTTTCTGGTCGATGAAGTAACAATCCAAACAATGAAAGAGGTGAAAAATGGCAAAGAAAAAATCTAAGAAACCATGCAGTATCTGCGGAAGGACAAGGGTAGCAAAGGGTTTATGTTCGAAATGCTACCGTGAGAAATACGGGGTATCCTACAAACCAAAACAGCATAGGGTTCCCAAAGGTTATCACTCTCCCCATGAGTATGTGAACGTGCTTGACGTTGAGGCGGAGAAAAACGCAAAAGCCATTCAGGAATCGGCACTAAAAATGGCTGTCAGCGAGCTTTCAGACCGTTGCGAGGAATTAAGCACCGAAAACAAAAAGTTGAGGGAAGATTTGGAACTGACTGAATACAGTTACAACGAGAGATTCAACGAGATGGAGATTGAACAACTGCGTATTAAAGCCAATGCGTGGGATTTACTTTTCTCCATCATGACAAAGGGGGTAAAACATGGATAGATTTTTCACT